GGAGACTGAGAGACCGCGACAACATCGTTTGCGATGAGCCGCACCTTGGCGATTCCAGCCTGTGTCGGTAGCGCGAGCGGGTAACTGATCGCCATTTATGCAAAAGCCTTTCCGAATGATCCACCGCGAAGTTTACTGTCTGCGACTGCGGCCTTGGTCACTTCTGCGATTCTAGGCATCATCGACATGATTTCGGTGCGAACAGTCTGCGCGACCCCGGTTGAAATTTGCAGGGTTTGGTTAATAGTTACCCCTCCCTGCCCCATCTTGTCATTCGGAACAATGGCTCCGCTTGCATTGGGAATAAACATCTCAGGGCCACGCTCGCCGACCACATAAGGCGAACCCGCAGAAACCGATCCACCAATCGCCGCACCGGGGACTCTCAGGCCAGACCCAAGGTTGCCACCAGTAGTTTTCACACCGCCACCGAATAAACCACCGAGGGCATCCGCAAGCGGTCCAGTAATTGATCTTTGAATCTGAATGCGGACCAAATCTTGAACGATTGATAAGGCCATCGACCGGAATGCATCTTTGACTGACATTGTTCCAGTAAAAACGCGAGTCAGAGCATCTTCCAATCGACCCAAACCAATAAGAGCAACATCCTCTAATTGTTTTTTCAAATCTTGTGCGGCATATGCGTATTGCACCAATCCATTGCTTGATTGCACAAAATTGTCACGCAATTTTTTCAAGACAAGATCATATTGCTCCGAAGTAAACCGACCTTCTTCATTCAGAATGTTTACCTTCTCAAGTTCCTCGGCATACTTCTGAGTCGGAGTTCTAATTTCATCCAGAAGTTTTGCGGCCTGCCTCGCCCGTTCTTCAGTTCCCTTTTGAGCGGTTGCCTGTTGCTGAGAAATGCGGTCGGTGCGGTCTGAATAGTCCTTTGAAATGGCGATTAAACGCTCGATCTCTTTGGCCTGCTCCTGCGCGGCCTTGGCAGAATCCACCATGACACGCGTGGTTTTCTGGCTTGCGGTTGCCATTACACGATCCACGCGGTCCGTGTAATCTTTTGAGGTCTCGATAAGACGCTGAATCTCTTTTGCTTGGTTTGCGGTCATTCCTTTGAGTCGGAATTCAACGCTCTCATAGAATTTGTTGAATCCAGCAACAACAGGGCCAAGCAAAGTGACCGCAAGTGCCTGAAAGTTTTTGTTGAGTTTGTCAATGTTGTCGTTAAACTCTCCAGCCCGCTTGACAAACTCATCGTCGAAAGTTGCCTGATATTGCCTGAGTGCCTCAGACCCCTTATTAAGGACCGGGATCAGATTGGTCCCAGAGCGACCCAGAAGGTCTTGGGCAAGTTTGGTCTTGGTTGCCCCCTCGGTGGTGACTGCCATCGCGTCTGCAAACTCATAAAAGAGCGCGGTGGTGTCTTTGAAAGTTCCATCAGAATTTTTGATGGAAATACCAAGGGTCTTGAATGCGTCTGATTGAGACCCAATTCCCTTTTGCGCCTCGGCAAGCGACTTCTGGAATTTGACAATTGCGTCGTTAAATTCTTCCGCGCTTGACCCGTTAAATTGAGCCGCGTTGCCAAGTGCTGAAAGTTCTTTGACCGTGATCCCAGTTTTCTCGGATAGGTCTCCAAGTGCGTCTGCGGTGTCAATAACGCTCTTGGCAAATGCGCCAATGGCTACAGTCGAGAATGCCGCCGCAATCGGCCCAGCGATGCCTTTAAGACTAGAGGTCAGCCCGGAGATATTGCTCTGGACCGAGCGGAAAGCCTCACGGGTCTGGTCAATCGCGCTTATTCGGATCGTCGTGTCATTTGCCATTGTCCTTGCCCTTCACCCGGAAATAAGCCACCCATTCGTGAAACTCATCGAGAGAAATTTCCTCTATTTCCTCGATTGTCTTGCCTAGCCGATCCGCCAAGGCGATGAGGTTAAACCTCAACGAATCGGCCCTTAGTTTTTTTCGGCCTCCTCCACCGAAATCACATTTCCAAACACTTCAGCCGCAACCCGAGACATAAGGACGATGGGCTCGCGCATCAAGAACGGTTTGTCCTCTAGCGTAAACATCTTCTCGCCGTCTTTCGTCTCGGCCTTGAGGATCAAGAGGTCAACCATCGCCTCGATCCCCATGTTCGTCAAAAAGTCTTTGTGCCTTTTCTGAAGGCGGTCTACATCGTAGCAAGTAAGGACTCCCGCAAAAATCTCTAGCGGTTGTCCCTCGTCGCCCCACTCCTGAACCACAATTTTCTTACGGGTTTTTTGCCTCCGAGCGGCAATCTTCTCTCCCAAACCCATAATTAAACCGTCGTCTCAGAGAGCGCGCCCGTGCCTTGGAAACTAAACGAAGCCTCGACCATCCCGTCAAACGAAGCGGTGACAGACCTCTCGGTAATGATTACGGAACCAGAGTAATACTTGTCACCAGTCGATGAGCCCTCGGGATAGACATTGATCGTCACGGTTGCGCCGGGATCAAGAGTCAATTGCCCGTTGGTGTCAGTCTCATCCCAGAAACACTCGATTGAACCAGTAAAAGTCTTGAGCGATGCCAGATAGGTGCGACTTGCATCGCCCATCGTCGTATCTTCAAGAGTGTCTGCGGTCTCGGTGATTGTGTATGAACGGATTTCAGCAATCGCGTTTGCGCCGCTTTTTACCGTGCCTTCTGAGCCTTTATGCGTTGCCATTTGAAAACCTCCTGTGGTAGTGGCTTGCTAGATTCTAGGGTCAAACTGCTATTTCTGCATCATTTTCGAGGGTTGCATACATAACTGAAAAAGTCATCCGCACGATTCCTGCCTGAGTCTCACCCTCGCCGACTTGCTCAATCTCAACCGAGGTCAGTTCCGTGTCTTTTGCTTTGCCGCCGCGAGTGACATCAACGACCATCGCCTCCTCGACTTGCAAACTGATATTGTCCAGAGTGTCGTCGAGATTACTGTTTGCCAGAGCATATCCCTCGATCACTACATCAAGAGTCCGCAATTTGGTCCGAGGCCGAGCCAGAGTCCCGCTCTCTATCGTCTCGGATTGTGTATATACACAAAGGCCGGGAAGTTTCCCCGAGGCGATGGGATAAACCCGCGAGCGGTAGACACGGGTTGCGGTGGTGGTCAGTCCGGTGACCGTGGTGATTACATTGTCACGAATCTGTTTGCGGACATGGCTCATTGTTTCTCCAAAATCAGATTGGTCATTCCTGTGCCATCGGGTTGGACCACTTTAATTTTGTAAGTTGTCCCAGAAATCACCAGAGTGTGATCCTCGACCGCATTGGCGACATCGGCGGTTCGAGCCAAGAAACGGGGTTGTTGCATCGCAAAAGGAACCCCACCACCAGCATCTACCTCGACAAAATCATTGTCAAAAATCCCGCTTATAGTGGTCGAAGCCACGCCCGTGCTATAAGTTGCAGAGACACCGAAATCATCCGTGTCTAGGAAAATCAAGCGGTCTGCGGCAGATTCAACAGGCATAGTCCCTCCATTTTTCCACAAAAAGATTGCGATTCCTATCCCAAGTTGACTTATCCCAATTTGGGCTCGCACCCCGTCGAATATGCTCGACGACCAGATCATCTCTCATCACAAATTTGGCTCCAGCCGCACCGAGTCTCATTACGAAATCGGTGTCGTCGAAACAATATCCATCCCTATAAGCCTCGTCGAAGCCTCCAGCCGCATTCCATAATTCCCATCGGAGCATAGACAGATGATGGAAACAGGCCCCATCCGGTAGTTTTATGCCTTCCTCTACCTTCCCGGCAATAGATGAATGCGAGTGCCATTGCGGTCTTGGCCCCTCGTTGTGGATAACTGCCGCCTGCACATAGGTCAATTCGTCCGTCAATTCGCAAACCATTTCCCGCAAAACTGGATTGTGGTGGAAAACTTCTGGGTTTGTAAGAACGATGATCTCGCCCTGTGCGGCCTCGACTCCTCGATTCATTGGGACGCAAGGATTTTTTGGGTTGCGCTTAAACGGTAACCGCACGGTCCGAATCGGGACTGGACCCTTTGGCGGTCGATATGGCTCCAGATTGCCATCATCAACCACCACAATTTCAACCTCTAAATTTGCATAGTGTTTGCAGAAAAGCGCATAGGACTCATCCGCAACCTTCTGGCGATCCCAATAGGGCCAGATGACAGAGATCATACGAAATCAACATGAGCGGGCTTGCCGATCATGTAGTTGATGACCTCGTTTTTGTCGTTGAATTGGCAATGGTGACATTTCCTAGCGTCAAAATCATATCGCCTATGATTTGACATCCAATCAGCAAAAGTCTGATTTTTGAGATCGCCAATCTCGCCCCAAGGCGTATAAGCATTGGTGCAACAAGTATAGACCTTCTGATCGCCGCCGATATACAAAACAAACTGTTGCTCTCCGCAAAACTTATAAGTCGGAGCGGCCTTTTGTAGGTCTTTGACCCGATCCCCGAAAAAGTCAATAACTTTGAACTTTTCATCTTCTAATGCTTTGGACCGTTGCCTTTGCTCGTCAATCTGATCCAGCAGGCCGTTGTAATAGTTTGCGCCACCATATCCAAACATTGCCGAGACACGCACATAGGGAATCCCGCAATCTTTTGCAATTTGGCAAGCGGCCTCTAGTTCAGCATAGTTCTCTCTGGTGACCACAAATCCGATGCCGACCAATGGCCCGTTAAGTTCTCCGATCATCTTGATGTTTTTCAAGACCCGATCCCACATATTCGACTTGCGGATGCGGTCATAAGTCTGTGCGGAGCCCGCATCAAGACTGATTCTGAGCCATGTAAGCCTCTCCAAAACTTCCCGATGAGACTCCTTGACTAGGACTGCATTGGTGACAAGTCCGGTCCCCATCCCGAGGTCTTGCGCCCTGCCGATGATCTGAGCCCATTGTGGATGAACCGTTGGCTCGCCGCCTCCTGTAAATTCGAGCGCACCAACCCCAAGGCGATGACAATCCTCGACGATTTCGAGGGCCTTCTCTGTTGGAATCTTCCTGTTGGGATTTTTGTTTCCGCTTTCATCCGCGAAGTTCGCCGTCGAGAATCCACCCTCCATCCGATAGGCGCAAAAGTGACAATCTTGATTGCAGAGGTCGGAAAGAATGATCTGAACATGGGTCGGGACAATGTCCTTCCCATCTCGAAGTTGCTGGATTTTTTCTAAGTGCCAAGCGGCCTTAAGGGATGAAAGTTCTTTCATTTTGTGTAAACCGCGAAAAACGCGCCTCCCTCATGTCCCTCATGTAGATATTCATCGAGATAAATGCTCGCACCGGGGAATTCTTTTGGGGTCCAGCCCGAGCGATGTTTTTGCCAGAATTGCCCTTGCAATCCCCAAGGGTCGTTTGCATCGCCCCCGGTCTGCTCCATAAATCCGGTCGGAGTAAAAATCACCAATTGCTTAGTGAATTTGGTCATCGCCTTCTTGAAAAATTCCAACCCTTCCTCTTTGTCCATATGCTCGATGACATCCATTGCGATGATGGTCTCGACGGTTTCGATCTCATCCAATGCCTCAATCGCCTTTTTCCTTATGACCTCAAACCCGTTGGCCTCAAGAATGTCCGCATACTCGAAGTGCGGTTCCGCACAAATATGCTTAGTGCATTGAATGAGCCTCTGGGGTCTTATCCCCGCGCCAACATCCAGCAAAGTATCGACAGGCATCAAGTTCTTGGAAACCATGTTGAAAAATGGCCAAGATTCCACATCATAAGTAAGGATATTCATCTCCAGTATTTCTCCACCCAAGTGTCTTTTATTTGATGAGGTCTAGGTTTGCCACCAAAGCAAACAATATGACCCTGCGGTTTTTCCTCTAGTGAATGATACTTATAAGACCGGACAAATTTGGGCAATGCTTGATGAATTTTTTTGATCCGATGGAAACAGTCTGAAATGAATGCCTGATCTCCGTGATACCAATTATTTGCGTTTTCTTCATGGAATTGTATGAATTTTTCCGGGGCCTCTTTGAATTTTTCATAGACATGGGTCTGGGGTGACCGGAACCATAAGAGACCAGAGTGACAACATTTCGTCCCCTCCAAAACATCCAGCATCGCGAAGTCATATGGAATGCTCGCAATCTGGTCGATGTTTTTTAGCACGATTGTGTCGAGATCGAGATAAAGGGTCGGACCAGAGACAACATCCTCTCGGAAAACTTCAATCTTTGACCACCATCCGGGCCAGTTGTGCCGCAATGGGATTCGCTCGCATGGAACATCAACATCCGACAAACAAACAAAACGGTGCGGGATTGTGAGATTTTTCGCAACCCCATTCCGAAGGATTCGCACATAGTCTGCGGTGTAATCCCCGCCTGATTTCAAAACGCAAACAATTAGTAAGGGATCAGTTTTTGATCCCACGGTCGGGGCTCGCCATGAAAATAAACGACAGTAGATCGATCAATCGGGAAACCCTCAAGAATGTCTGCCTTAAAACTTACCACGGTATCTGTGAAATCTTGAAGAAATTTGGCATTGCAAACAATTTGCTCGACAAACCCTTGATCTCCGTGCTGAATGTCAAACTCAGGATTTACCTTATAAGCCTCGTAAACATAGGACATATTTTTTCGCCATGCCATGATCCCCGAGCCCATTGAGTTGGGTCTACGCTTGCCCCGATAAGGATCGCGCAAAATCACAAATTCTTCTTGGATTACTCTTTCGGCCCATGCTCGACAATCTGCCCGCAAGACTGTATCCAGATCGAAATAGATAAGAGGTCCCTGAATCCTGAATAGTTCAAGTTTTGACCACCATCCGGGCCAATTGTGGATAAGTTTTTCAGTCGGACAGTTTAATTCTTGATTGGTCAAACATAAAAAACCCCACCCCGGAAGGTGTTTTTGGACCATGTCTTGTAATTTGTAGACATGGTCTGCGGTGTAAATTCCACCGCTTCTCAGGCAACAGATTACTTTTTCCAAGTCCGTTTTGTCAGTTTGGGTTGCTCCGAAGCCTTGACCTCGACCACCCTATTGACGATTGGGGCCGTGTCGCCGTCGTATTTTTTGGCCTTCTGGCGACCGATGAGCCATGCGGCATCTGTATCTTTGACCTCGATGACATCGCCAACATCGCGATGATGACCGTCCCAATGGACCGCGCTAGTGATTTCGACTTTCATTGGTGAATCTCCTTGAGTCTTCCCGAAACAAAGTATATGCGTTCAGGGTGTTGCATACCATCAATAAACTGTTTCCACCGCTTTAGATCATCCCGAGCCGAGATATGTTTCGGATGAAATGGCTCAGATTGCGGACCCTGCCACCAATACTCCCGGCCCCCATAGTCGTTATATTGGTCCATCCCGCAAATATATATCGTGTCGAAGCCCATCTGGTCCGCGCACCAAACCGCTAGGCCACCAGAGAACCCGATTGGGGGGCATTCCCCGGCGTGTATTACTTCTGAGTCTTTCCAATGGGAAAGGTTTGTGATCTTTTTGATGTCCTTAAAACCGCCAACATAATTCCACATATGTCGGTCGCAAAAGGCCACATAGTCGAGCGGCAGAATAAGTGAGTGCTGATTCACTCCCATTAAGACATCTACTTGAGGGATCGCTCGAAGGTCTGCGGGCAACATAACGCCACCTCCCAAGACCGCGCAAGTTTGGCCTTTGTGGTGGTCTTTGTATTGAGAGATTCTTTCCATAAAAAAGGGAGACCCGAGGGCCTCCCTTATTTTGCCACAATACTGTTAGACAGTTGTTACATCTTTGATCGCGGCAAACGACTCGGCATGACGAACCTTGACATCGACCTCTTGGAAAGCGGCGATGCGGATGGTTCCTGCCGATGATCCGGTATAAGGATCGACCAGAACATCGGGCGAATTCCACATTCCGATCATCAGGTCGCTGAAGTTACCGAAGATCACCGCCGAGCAAGTGTTCGAGGTGGTTCCCTTGGTAAGGTCAGACGGGACCAGAGTCGTCGAAGCCACTTGGTAGCCCAACAGGACATTGGTGTCGTTGAGGATGAAGTTGCCCTCAACACCGCTCGTCTGGCGGGGACGGTTACGCATTGCGGCGACCACTTTGGGGTTGGTCAGGAATGCGAGATTGCCCATCAGAGCATTGTCGATTGCGACTTCACGCTCAAGATTGACCAGCGAGGCGAAAGTGATCGCGCCACCGTTGGTTCCCAAAGCGACCGAGCCGATACCGTTGGTTCCTAGGATACCCGTGGGCTCATTTGCGCCGCCGCCCTCGATTGCGACCTCGTCGATCTTGCGAGCAAACGACTGGAGAATGTCCTCGCGGATGATCTGCTCAACCGAGGGGTCAGACTGAATCGCCAATTTGCGCGAAATGTCTGTGAAGGAGGCCAGAGTCTTGGGAGACATGGTCACTTGGGTGAAGGTCTGAGCGGACTCGGAGGGAGCGGAGTTCTCACCAACGAAGGCCACAGTCGAGCCAGTTCCCATCTTGGGGATCGCAACATCGCCCTTAAGACCAGTCATCATCCGGGCTCCGAGGTTGCCGATCACCAGATTGGCACGGAGGCGGTCGATAAACTCGCCAGCCATGTAGTCCTCGGCGATGATGTTCGAGCCATTGGCGGGGGAGGTCGTGAGAATGTCGCGCTTGGCGAATACGCTCATGGGAACGAAGAAGCCGCGAGCCTGCTTGCCTGTGTTGCGGGCGATCTCGTCGGACACCTCGGCCTCATAGCCAGTCACGCGACCATGCTTGGCGATGGAGTCAATGGCGCGCAGGAGCGAATAACGCTTCTGCTCGGCCTTGCTCATCTCAACATCGGGGGCGTGGAGGGGTTTGTCGAGGTTGCGCTCCAAGAGGAAACCTTGGAATTCACCGTAGGACATACCGCGCTCGATAGCCTGAGCGACTAGGTTGGTTTTGTTGTGGCGAGCGGCAAGTTCGCTGATCTGCTTGAGTTCGGCGTTGCGCTTTGCAATTGCGGCCTCTGCGGTGACCGCGCCCGTGTTTTCTTGAGACATTTCAGTTCCTTTCGGGTTTGAGATTACTTCTATAACGGGTTGCGAAGTCATCGCCGACCGACCCACGCCAACCGACGGGTCGGCGGGAATAGATACGACGGAAACCTCTAGGGGTTGCCACGAAGTCGCCCGATAGACTTTGCCATCGGACTCCCGCGTGACCTTTTTGACATAGTAGCCAATACTCACATTGCCGCGAATACCGTCCACCACATCATCGTAAACCTCGCTCGCCCGTCCGTTTTTTCCAAAACGCACCGTAGCCCGTAACTTGCGGGCAGACTCATCGAGGGTTACAGATTCGACGACCCCAATCTGTTGAGTGGGATCATGGTCCAGCAGGAGCGGAGCCCTGCCAGAGTTGAGAAAACTCAGATCAATGCTGGAGGCCGAGTGGTCGAGAATCTCCATCCCGCCCATGCGCTCCACCGGGAGTTCGCTAGAGATTGCCATGCGAACCCGACGCTCGTCCTCGATCACGGGCTCCATGCTATCGGCCCGCAGAGTCAGAGGTTGGCCCTTGCGGTCGCCATAGGAATTCTCAATCATTTCGATCTCGTCCTCGACCATTTCCTCCAGTTCCTCGGCGATTTCCTCCATCGGCATTTCAGCCTTGGCGAATTCAACGACGAAACTGTTTTCGGTTTCGGTCACCGCGACAATATGTCTTTGCTCTTGATCCATACGCTCCTCGCTTGCTGGTTCGAATATTAAGGGCGAAAAGTCATGTTCGTCTAGCCATTGGCGAGCCTGATCCGCAGAATACCGCGCCGCATCAAACCGGATCGCCTGAATTTCAGATTCGCCGCCATTGATTCCATAAATAAAGTCGATTCCGGGGCCACCCGCATCTGCCTGCCGTGCGAATGAATCATATTGATCTGGATCGGTCAGTCGGGCCGCGTGTTCGTTTGGATACGGTCTGGCTTGCATCGAGCGAAGGTCGCTGATCTTGGTCAGGGTCGAAAACTTATGCCCGACCAGAGTATCAGTCGCCGCCCATCCCTCCTCGCCCTCGCGATATAGGCGAATCAGGGCCGCAGGATCATCCGGTGAGCCTGTGATCTCGAAGTCAGATTCGGGGACATTGATAGTTCCATCGCGCTCGATTCTCTCGATCCGACCTCTTGCCCTGCCGCCGGGGTTATCCCAAGAAACAAAATCACCAACCGCGAGTGCGTCCGGTGCGGCCCGATCCTGATTATCTGCGGTTTCCATTCTGCTCACCCTTTCGTTTGCCCAAGACTCACCGGGATCACCACCCCATAAAGCCCAAGCGATTCGCCCTGCAGATGGATAACCCTCCTCGCCGGGACTGAAACCTTCTGCCTGCTTATCTACTGCATGGCGCGCAAAGAACGATGCCATGCGTCGGACGGTATCCAGACTAAGTTCTCGACGATTTGCAAGGTCTCGGGCGCGAGCGACTCCAACCTCCGTTCCACCTCGTCCAAACTCAGCGCGCCAGTCGAGACCGCGTTGAGCCTCCTCTGCCATCGCCTCGGTCGGTTTTGTATCAATCTCGATCCCTTTGTAAGTCGCCATTTATGCCGCCAATAACCAAATGATTTCATCGTCTGTCGGGTTGATAATACCCCCGGCCTTTAGTCCCTGAATATCTGTTTGCGCTTGGAGATCAACCACCGAAGCCAGACCCGAGACAGTCGCCGAAGCCGAGACGGTCTCAATGGAGGATTGCCCGGAGACTCCAATAACCTCTGCTTTTCCTCCAATAGACGCTTGGATTGGTCTCGGATTGAATTCCAGAAACTTAGCATTTGTCTTGCGTCCCTTCCTTACAATTTCAACATCGAAACTCAGATTTGCAATGCTAGAAGTCGCGGATACCCCGGAAATAGTTGCAATCGCGCTTCCCTGCCCAATTGCAATCACCTCTCCAAGAGAAGTGGTTGCTTCTTGACCAGTAACCGAGGCCACCGCAAAACTTTGACCAGAGGCGACGACTTCTCCGATTGCTGAAGTCGCAGATAGACCCGTGATTGTTTCTGTTGGGGATTTGACTCCAGCCGCAGAGACCGAGCCGATTGCCGAGGTTGCGCTCTGGCCTGTGAGTGTAATGGTTGAGTTTACAACCCCGCCGTCGTCGAAATCCCCTGCGGCATCGTCGAATAGACCGAAGCCTTGGTCAAACAGAATCATGCGATGCGGATCAGACTGCTCGCTCCAGCACCCGGGAAGTCCACCGTAAATGTCCCGTTTACCGAGGAAACATTCTGACCAAAATCAAAGACCGCAACCGCTTTGTTGCTCTTGCTGGAATTGTAAATCATGCAACCGCGAGCGGTAATCGTGGAGTCGGCCCAAGACGGATCGGAAAAGGTCAGATATGCCGTCGATCCAGACAAACCCGTCGTAAATCCAGAGAGAGTCACCCCGCCCGCCGTGTATCCGGTCCCCTCTACTTCCCCAGAGGTCGAATAGGCGGTGGTCGATGCGCTGAGATTCGAGTTCGAGTTAAAAAGAGCGATTTTGTAGGTATCCGTTGAGGCGTGGACCCCCTCAAGAATCTCTTGTTTGAAAGAATTGCAGAGTGCGCTAGTGATTGCCATTATTCCTCCACGGCCCCGGTGACCATGCCTTTAGAGTCCCGCACCAATTTTATAGACTTGGATTCCTTCTTGACCTCGGTCTCCACCTTTAGATTCAGGTCCACCGGAGCGGATTTGACCTCGAATGTCCCGTTTAAGACGGGGTGGATGTTGATCGTTTGCGATCTTTCCTGATCGGGAGCGGCCTCGGGCTCCGCGCTTCCCGTGATCGTTGGCACGGCCTGTTGCTTCTGACCGAAGGGCTCGAAAGCCATTTGGACACCATACTGATCGGCAAGGGTTTTTTCGAGCGCGATTTGCTCAAAGGTCTCCTCCACATCCCTTCCGTAAACATTGGCAATGTCTTGCAGACTGAGAATCCCGTTTTGCAGACCGATCACATTGGCCTGAATCTCTCTTTGCGGATCGACCCACGCAAACCCGCGAGCGCGGAAGTTCGCGTTATCTGCGAATTTGTTGTATTTGGTAATCGGCAGAGGGAATCGGTTTGCGGTCATCGCTTGGAGCATCCAGCGACGGAATACGGGCTCGACAAAGTGGTGAATCATTACATTCTGGAGCATCTTATAGAAGTCCCGATCCGCAAGTTCGCCTGCCCGAATGCTCGAATATGAGACCGCGGTCAGATCATTGGCGAGTGCATAGTAAGAGACCCCAAGGCCAGAGGCGATGCCGCGCAAGATTGCCTTCTCGAAGTCACCGAATGCCGTGGTCGGATGGTTCGGGTCAAATGCTTTGAAGTCCACGCCCGCAGGCAATTGGTGGAATGTCCCCGGTTCGGCGTTCATTATGGGAACGAATTGCTCCTCCATGTCGTCCGGGGTGAACCCGTCGCCCTGCGGGGAGGTGAAAAATCCCATCTTGCTCGCACCCGTCCGGGCCGCGACCAATTCTGCCTCGCGGTATCCGTGGAGCATCTTGAGGGATTCAATCGCCGGGGCCATCCAAGGGACTCCGCGAGTCTGTTGAGCGCGGTCTGGAAGGTAGATATGCAGAATCTTGTCCGCAGAAACCCGCTCATGGAATCTGGTCAAACCGCGAGAGTATTCGAGGTCGCCCGGATGTTCGGTGAGCATATAGTAGGCAATGGGCCTGCGGTAATCGTTTAACTCCACGCCCATCCGCACCCGCTTGCCATCTTTGAGGATTTCGTTCTTTTCCTCGTCGAGTTGGTCTGGTTCGATGAATTCGATTGCGAATTTGTCGTCGTTGTCGTAGTTGACCAGACGCACAATAACCTCGCCATCGCGGGCCAGAGACTCGATAAACATTCTCTGGGCATCGACGAAGGTCATCTTGCCATCGACCGTGCAATTCCCAAGTTTGGTCCAGCGAAGCCACGCATTCTCGACGATAGTGTTGCCGACTTTGTCGAATGTCCCGTCCTCATTCTTGGCCTTGACCTGAAGGGTCACGCCCCTCTCGCCGACCACATTGGTCTTTAGAAGGTTGAGGTATCGCCGCGCATACTCATTATTCCTCGATAAATCACGCGATCTATTCCGTAAAACCTTGAGCGCATATCTGATCTCGGAGTCGGGAGAGCGGGTGGAGGTCAAAAAGTCTGCAAAGAGACGGTTATTCTGCGCCCC